CGTGTGTTGTCGATGTCTGAGTGGGAGACTGAGTTGCGTACTAACGATAAGTATAAGTATTCGTTTACTAAGCAAGCTAATCAGGATGCTACGAGTATTGGGTTGGCTATTGCTCGTGCGTTTGGAAAGGTTCAATAATGTCTATGCGCCCAGATGATCCTCGGTTAGCAGGTTTGTCTCCGGAAGACCTTGCAACAATTAATTTTAATTCTAATGGTCAACCAGATTATGTTCCTAGACAGCCTGTTCCAGGGGCAACTGTAACTGTTGATCCTGGCACTCAAGGTCGTGGACAGTTTACTGCCGAGCAATCTGCTGCTATTGACGCTGCCGCTTATCAGGCAGCAGGTTTTTCTGGTGATGCTGCTACAGCAGATTACATTCGTCAACTTCAATCGGGTGCGTTGGGTGGTGGTGCGGATACTCAGGCTGCGTTGGAGAGACTTATCGCTGAAGGTAAAGCCCGCAACGTTGCTACTTTCGGTGTGGAAACTGGCGACGACGGCAAAGGCGGCGGTGGTGGCGGTGGTGGCGGTGGCGGTTTTGAACCACGTGCAGATGCAAGAAACACTATTCGAGCAGTTTTAGCAACCTATTTTAAGGAAAAAGACGCAAAAAAATTAAGCGACTTTTTGTACGGCGTTTATGCCCGTGGCGAAGTAGATATCAATAACCCTGACGCACTCATTTTTTCTTTGCGTGAACAAGACGCATACAAGGAACGGTTTGCTGCTAACGCTGCACGAGCCAAAAAAGGTTTAGCCGAACTAGACCCAGCATCCTATTTGGCTTTAGAAAACAGTTATCGTCAACTATTACAATCAAACGGTTTACCGTCAGGTTTCTACGATCAGACAGAAGATTTTACTGCACTACTTGAAGGCGACGTGTCACCACAAGAACTACAGACACGTGTGCAACAAGGCTTCCGAGCTGTACAGGATGCTGACCCTGAGGTTAAACGGCAGATGCAAGAACTGTACGGTGTGAACGAAGCAGGTTTGGCCGCCTACTTTCTTGACCCAACTAAAGCTGCACCTATTTTGACCCGTCAAGCTGAGGCTGCGAAGATTGCGGCACGAGCCAAAGAACAGGGCCGTATCCAACTGTTGTCTGGTACTGCTGAGGAGATCGCTGCTCGTGGGATCACAGCACAAGAAGCCGAAGCAGGGTTCACGGCGATGGGTTTGCAAGAAGGTTTGTACACCGAAATGTTTGGTGAGCAGGCTTTGACTCAGCAACAAAAGGTTGGTGCCGCACTTGGCTACGATGTCGCAGGGCAACAAGGGTTAAAGAAACGTCAAGCAACCCGCAAAGCCGAGTTCGGTGGCGGCGGATCGTTCGCTAAAACAACTGGCCAAACATCCGGTACCGTTCAAACTGGTTTGGGTGTAGCCGAATAATCTAAACACTTGACAACCACCGAGAGTGGTGATACAGTCACAAGTATCTTCTTTTGAAGATAACCGTCGGACCCCCCGAGTTCGGTGTGTACAACAGGGTGAGATTGCAGCCATTTGGACTCCTCTAGTCCAAGTGTGGGCAGAAAGAGTGGGTCATGTCAGATACGAACTACGAGTTTGAGGAAGACGCAAAGGACCAGGTAGAACGGAATCCAGTACGTCAACAGCTTCGAAATCTTGAAGCCAAGAACAAAGAACTGGAAGCCAAACTGTTAGAAGCTACAGACGCGCAACGCAAGTTGGCATTTGTGGAAGCGGGCGTTGATCTTAACGCACCGGTTTCACGCTACTTCGTTAAAGCGTATGACGGCGAAATGACAGCAGACGCAATCCGCCAAGCCGCACAGGAAGCAAATCTCATCGCAGGTACGCAACCGAAAACCGAAATTCAAGCCGAACAAAAAGCTTGGGATCGGGTTTCGAAAGCAAAAAGTTTCGGTGAATCTGTTGAACCTGAAGTGGATTGGAACGCCAAAATCCTTAACGCCAAATCTCAAGACGAAGTTATGCAACTGCTGGCCCAGGTTAATCAACAACAAAACATCTAGCCTCAAAGCAAGTCTTTGGGGAGAAAGACCCCAAAGGTCATGGCATACACACAACAAAGTTCATTATCAGTCGATCAGGCGGCGTTTGACCAGATTGCGTATTTCGCACTCCGTTCAGAAATGCTTTTTGACGCAGCAGCAGACATACAGCCTGTCGCTCAGTCAATGCCTGGAACATCAGTCGCGTTCACGATTTTCTCGGAACTCGCAGATGCGACATCAACACTCAGCGAAACAACTGATGTCACCGCAGTAGCGATGGCAGACAGCCAAGTAACTGTCACCCTTGCCGAGTACGGCAACACGATCAACACAACAGCGAAACTGCGTGGAACTTCGTTCCTTGACGTTGATGCTGTTGCAGCAAACCTCATCGGTTACAACGCAGGATCGTCAATCGATACTGTTGTCGCTAACATTTTGAAGGAAGCAACGAACGTGATTTACGGTGGTGGCGGTGCAACAACCCCAACAACGAACGCAACAGTTCAAGCAGAGGACATCATTGAAGCCAATGACGTTCGCAAGGCAACAGCACAGTTGCGTGGTTCGAAGGCTCAGACGTTCAACGGAATGTACATGGGTTTCATTCACCCAGACGTTTCGTACGATCTTCGCCGCGAAACCGGCGCACAATCGTGGCGTGACCCGCATAACTATGTGGACACAGCGAACATCTACAATGGCGAAATCGGTGCGTTTGAGGCCGTTCGTTTCATTGAGACTCCTCGCGCCCCATTGGATTTGACTGGTGGTTCAGCTTCAACAGTTGATCTCTATTCAACTCTTATCATGGGTCGTCAGTCATTGGCGAAGGCTCACTCGATCACAGACGGCAACGGAGCATATCCGAAGGTTGTTCGTGGTCCAGTAATTGATTCGTTGATGCGTTTCAATCCGATTGGTTGGTACTGGTTGGGTGGCTACGGAATTTTCCGTCAGGCAGCTATCCGTGTTCTCAACACATCGTCTTCGCTTGGTGGCGCATAAACCCCACTAGTTGAAGTAAGTTAATAAATGTAGAGCCAGGCAGTTCCCCTTCTGCCTGGCTCTACTTTTGTATGGTGTATAGTGTCCGTGTGAGAGGTTTTTATGTCTATTTCTAATTACGCTGAAAACAAAATTTTGGAACACACCACAGGTAAAACTGCTTGGACTATGCCAGCTACGGTGTATGTGAAGTTGCATACTGGTGATCCTGGTGAGGCTGCGACATCTAATGCGGCTACTGAGGCAACTCGTAAGTCTGCTGCTTGGGCGGCTGCGTCTTCTGGTTCTATCGCAACTAACGCGACTCTTGAATGGACTAACGTTGCGGCAACAGAAACGATCACTCATTGGTCTTTGTGGGATGCCTCAACTTCAGGTAATGCTTTGTGGACTGGTGCTTTGTCGTCGTCTGCGGCTGTTACTGCTGGCGATACTTTTCAAATCACTTCGCTTACGCTGTCTCTCGATTAGTCGTAGGGGGTAAACCCTATGGCACAAACAGCAGTTACGGGTTTCGCAGAACCGTTTTCTGATACACGCCCGTTTTATCGTGGCACATATTTTCGTGTTGTTGGTCGTACTGCTACGGGTTCTGGTGGTGGTACTTCTGGGGTTGCTTCTGGTTCTGCTCAGATACGGTTAGGGCAGTTAACCGATTTCAGTTTTCCGTTTAGGAACGGTGGCCGTTTCTATCTTGGTGTTCGTGCGGTTCTTACTGTTACTGCTACGGCTTCGGGTTCCGGTACTGCTTCTTCTTCGGCGAACATTGTTAGGTTCCGAACGGCGACAGGTGACGGTGTTGGTAGTGCTACCGCGGTAGGAATCCTTGTTGCTGTTCGTACTGCGACAGGTTCAGGTGTTGGCACAATGGATTCGACAGGTTTACGTATTGTGCTACGAACCGCTACAGGTTCAGGTGAAGGTTCGGGTAGTGCTTTCTTTGGGCAAATCCCGTCGCGTACTGCTACAGGTTCGGGTGTCGGGTCGGGTACTGCTGTTGATTTGGTTATCAATATCCGTACCGCTACAGGTTCGGGTGTGGGTTCGGGTACGGGTGTTTGGTTGTTGGTGTCTTTGCGTACTGCCACAGGTTCGGGTGCAGGTACGCAAACTGGTGTCGGCGCACGTATCGAGCGTCGTACTGCGACAGGTTCAGGTGCGGGTACCGGTACAGCGGATTGGGATAAGTCACACATTTTTCGTGTGCCGTACATTGACACTTATGGTGGCGGTAAGTTCGGTATGTTCGATGTTGAGAACCGTTTAGGTTCGTACTACAAAAACTATACCCGTGGTCTAAACCTTTACAAGTTAACTAACGGCGAGTACACTACTGTGGAGCAACGAGATCAAGGGCAGGTTAAAAAATTGTGGCATGGTGGCAGGGATCATTTTTTGACTGATGTGGAATACGCTGAACTTCTTGCAGACGGATTTGGAGCGAACATAACCTGATGGCTATTTTTAGGACACCTACAGAGAACGTGGTTGCGGTTCTGCCCGTTGACGAAAACGAGTTGTCTTCTGATGAGAAGTTGGCTCAACGGCTGGCTCGACATTATGCGCCGACGGCTCGTGGCGTGAACGTGTTTTTGTTAACCGATGGAAGCTATGTCCAGAAGCAGCCTGGCGATATGGATACTGTCGCTAAAACATATTATGGTGGTCACAACATTGAGGTTACGCCTGCTGAGGTTGCTTCGTTGACAGCGGCAGGGTATGGGGCGTTCATTGAAGCATAGGGAAACGCATCCAGGTTTAGATGTCGAGGGTTGCTTCGGTTGCCGGATCGCACATTTCAATGTTTCTGCTGAGGCTATGCCTACCCGTAAACCTGAATCTAAACGGATCATCGAGAAGGAACGTGTATTGGATAAGGACCTTGACGCTTATCATCGGTTGCGTTTGGATGGTCAGCAACCTAAACATATTGATGGTGCTGCGATTGTTGAGAAACGTGCTGAGGAGAACTGGCAGGTTGCTACAGGTATTTTGCCTGACAAAACAAATATCGTTGGCTAAATGCTTTTAACAATTTATGTGCCGACATTTAATCGGCCTGATATTGAACCATGTTTGGCTTCTATTGTTTCGCAACTTGTTGACGGTGTTGAACTTATTGTTAGCGACAACGACCCTGATGGTTACGCTGAACAGTTCGTTAAACAGTATCCGCAGGTTCAGTACAGTAAACGGTTGAAGAACATTGATGGCGACCCGAACGTGTTTCGTGGGGTGACGCAAGGTTCCGGTAAATATGTTTGGGTGTTCGGTGACGATGACACAATGTTGCCTGGAACGGTTGATGCTTTGTTACCGATGTTGGATGGTGTTGATCGGGTGTTGCATTACACGGTTAAAAGCGGTGAAGTGACCCCAGGGTTTGTTGGGTTGATTCGAGATTATATGGATGGGTTGAAAGATAAATCTGTTTTGGTTGCTTCGACAACGATTACGTCTACGGTGTGGCGTAGGGATGCCATGAACATTAGTTTGGGTTTAGATAAATTGGATACAAGATATCCTTTGGCTTGGGCTGGTTTGTGTATGCAAACAATCAAAGTTATGCCGACACCTACTTTGACGATTGGTGCTATCTATCGTGACAACGTGTTTTCGTATTTTAAGACTGTGATGGATGAATATTTGCAGGCGTGGAGTCTGGCTGTTGGTGCGAACCGGATAGGTTTTGGGCAGGCGAACAGATGGAATTTTGTGAGTGTTGAATTGTGAACTACCAGTATTGGTTTGGTACTGAAGCATCCAAGTACGGGTATGGTGCGATGTTGGAAGGTTTCAGGTCGGGGTTGCCTGCCGATGTCCAGTTGCACGATCAGGCTTCTGTTGCGGTGTTGATGTATAACCCGTCTTTGGTTCACGGGTTTTTACGTGGGCAACATCGTGCGCTTTATACGATGTGGGAAACCACGGAGTTACCTGAAAAGTATTACAGATATTTAGATACCTACGATCAGGTTATTGTGCCGTGTGAACATAACCGTGAACTGTTCTCAAAGTATGCACCTAACGTTTCGGTTGTGCCGTTGGGTGTGAACGTTGACTATTGGAAGCCGACACCTAGACCGGCAAATAGCAGGTTCAGGTTTCATGCAGGTGGTTCGATGTGGCTACGCAAAGGGTTGGATGTTGTTGTCAAAGCGTTTGAGTTATCTGGTGTTGACGCAGAGTTACATATCAAGGTGCCGATGAAACGGTTTGTACCGGATAGAGAATGGCCGTCAAACATCATTATCCATACGGGATGGATGTCTAAAGAAGAACAGTTTGATTGGTTTAATCAAGCGGATTGTTTTATTGCGGCGAGCCGTGGCGAAGGGTTTGGGTTGATGCCGTTGCAGGCTATGGCTATGGGTATCCCTACGATTGTTACACCGACTTCTGGGCAGGCACAGTTCGCTGACCTTGCTTCCGTGGTGGTACCTGTTACATCTCAGAACTGCTCAGGTTACGAGATTGACAGTTTTGCTGGCTGTTGGGATGAACCTGATGTTGACGCGCTTGTAGAGGCTCTCAGAGGGGTCTGCGGGGCTTCTGACAGGTATAAGGCTGTGGCGTTGAATCGTGTTGGTCGGGTTGCTGAATACAGTTGGGATAAGTCGTGCCGCAAACTGTTGAACGTGTTACCTGTCGGCCACGTTTTAGATAACCCTGTGTTTGAACCGTATCTTTGTTTCGTAAAAGTTAGGGTGAACCGTGTTTGTGAGGCTGGGATTAACAACGATCATTGGGATTTTGTGCCAGGGGTTGACTACACGATACCTAACCAAGTCTATGATATATTGGTTAGAGCAAAATATATTGAGTCTTTCGAGATTCTAGAACGGAGCAACGATTATGCCAATGGTAGGAAAAAAGAAGTTTCCATACACAAAAAAAGGTAAAGCCGACGCTAAGAAGGCAGCCAAAAAAACTGGTATGTCAATGAAGAAAGCCAAAAAATACTAACAAATGTCAACTGCTGGTGCGGTACTAACTAGAGCCAGTCGCCAACTTTTATCGGGAACCGTTGAAGAACGAAACAAGTTAGCGACAACGGTTACTTCGGCAGACACTTCTATTGTGCTGTCCTACGATCTGGGTGGGTTCCGTGAAGGTTCAATTATTGAGATTGAATCCGAGTTGATGTATGTGTGGGAGTCTGCGACGGCAACCAAAACTTTGACTGTTCAACGAGGCTACGACGGTACTACCGCAGTAGCACACACCGCTGGTGTTCTCACCACAGTTAACCCACGGTTCCCACGGCAACAAATGTTGGATGCTTTGAACTCCGACATTGATGATCTGAGTTCCACAATGAACGGCCTGTTCAGAGTTGTCGCCCAAGACATTAGTTACAACGGGTCTGATCGTCAAATCAATTTGACTTCAGGTACAGGCATCATCGATTTGTTGGATGTCAGGTTGCGTTATTTGGCTGACGACTATCCGGTGATCCGTAAGGTCAGGTTGCAACGCAATCTACCGACAGCAGATTTTGCGTCAGGTTTCGCTATCGTTTTCGATGAACCGGTTATGGCTGGTTCTTTGAGGGTTGTAACTAAACGTGAGTTCACTCGTGCTTCTAGCGAGTCATCAGATTTGCAGTCAGCGTGTTTCGTGCCGCAATCCTGTGAAGACATTTTGGAGATGGGTGTCTTGTTGCGGATGATGAACGGGCGTGAAATTAAACGGAACTTTATTGAATCGCAAGGTGACACTCGTAGATCGGATGAGGTGCCTGCTGGTGCTACACGGGATTCGTTGACGAACATTCAAAGGTTGCGTCGTGAACGTATCATCGCAGAAGCGGCACGACTTAAACAGCAGTATCCACTAGTTTTCAGGAAGTAGCCGATGGCTGCCTATCTTGTAGATTTCACTACCGCTTATAGTCCTGCGCCTGCGTTCTATTCGGGTACCGGTGCAACAACTCTTGTACCTAACGTTTTTCCTGTCGCTATTAACGGCAGACCGTATCTGGTTGATTTGAAAGCTGGTTCGTTTCAACGTCAGTATGATGCGCGTGTTCGTGATTCGGTTGACCAGTCTGCTGAACCTGGCGAGTCTGCGATCAACCCTCAGGGTTTGTGGCGACGCTCACAGTCATCTTGGCATTATGGTGCCGGTCAAACTTATGGTGATACTGCTGACGCTGAAGCGTTCAGGTTTAACACTTCGAAAGGTGTTGAGGTTTGGAGTAAAGGTCAAGCAACTTTGTTGAAAGATACGACACAAGTGTTGGCTGATAGTGCTTCTACGTTGCGGGCTTTGACTGTCGGTACACGACTGTATGTGGGTACTGGTGGCGATGTGAAATATACAACGAACCTTTCAACGTTTACGAACTGTACGAGTGAGCCTGCTGGGAACGTTGGTGGTATGGCTACTGACGGTTTCAATGTGTTTGTTGCGTTCGCAAGTCACGGTATCCATAAGGTCACTACTAGTTCTGATGCGTTCAGTTCGTACATTTCGGGTACTGACACGTTTGTTAATTTGCGTTACGTTAAAGGCCGTTTGATGGCTTCGGAAAATAACGATGTCTATAACTTTACTAGTTCGGGTGGTCCAGGTTCACCGTTGTTTAGTCACGGGAACACAGGGTTTCGTTGGGTTGGTTTCGCTGGCGGTCAGAACCATATCTATATGGGTGGGTTCGCAGGTAATCAGTCGCTTATTTATCGGACAACTATTAAAGCTGATGCTTCGTCTTTGGATACTCCGATTGTTGCGTTGGAGTTACCTGCCGGTGAAGTGATTACAGGTTTGGATTCGTATTTGGATTTCGTTTTGATTGGCACTACGAAAGGTATTCGTGTCGCCACATCGGACACTAACGGTAATCTTGTGTCAGGTCCACTTATCAATATCGGTTCGTCGGTTACTTCGTTTAGTGGTGAAGGCAGATTTGTTTGGTTTAACTGGACTAACTTTGATGCCACTTCGACAGGGTTGGGTCGTTTAGATTTGTCTGTGTTCATTTCAACTAATCAGCCTGCTTATGCTTCTGATCTGATGGTGACAGCGCAAGGTGCTGTCAGTTCGGTTAATACGATCAATAGTCGCCCTGTGTTCGTGGTGGTGGGTTCAGGTATCTATGTTGAACATGCAACTGATCTTGTTCCGTCAGGATATTTGGAGTCAGGTATTTACCGTTGGGGTGTACCTGATGCGAAGTTCATTCCGAAGTGGGATATCAGGTGCAGGCCGTTGAATGGTTCTGTGACGTTATCTATCAAATCTGATGGCGGGTCTTACCACAATTTTCAGGCGTACACGTTGCCTTTAGGTAAAGAGAAAACGTTTAACGGTTTAGAGGACAGAGTGTTCGAAACTGAGGCGAAGATCACTATTGGTAGGTCGGGTACAGATAACACGGCTTGCCCTGAGTTGACTCGTTGGATGGGTCGTGCTTATGCTGCGCCGTTGCGTTCACAAATTTTTTCGGTGCCACTCATCATGCACCACAAGTTGAGTATTCGTGGCAGAGAGTATTTCCAGGATGTTGATAACGAGATGGCGTTTTTGCGGGATTTGGTGGACACGCCCCGTATTGTCACCTATCAGGAGAACGAGGAGACTTATTCGGTGATTGTGGAAAATGTCCAGTTTGAGGTTTTGGATGACTCAAATATCCATAACCGTTGGGATTGGGAAGGTACCGCTACTGTTATTATGCGTTCAGTAGCGTAGTGTATACTTCAGGAGACTTATGGCAGCAGTAACTAGACGACAGTACAAAGGTGCGGCGGCGGCTACTACGACGACGAACGCTCTCGGTGTTGGTGATACTTCAGTAACTTTGACGGCGACTACAGGTTGGCCGTCTACTGCTGGTGTGCCGTTTTATGTGGTGATTGATCCTGGTACTTCGGCTGAGGAGAAATGTTCGGCGACGATTTCGGGTTCTACTTTGACTTTGACTCGTGCGCAGGATGATACGACTGCTGCGGTTCATGCTTCCGGTGCGACGATCTATCCGGTGTTCACAGCTGATGAAGCTGATGAGGCGAACCAGTTTGCGTCGACGATGACTACTCGTGGCGATTTGTTGACGATGGGTGCGGGTCCTACGGTTGCCCGTATTGGGATCGGTGCTAATGGTTATGTGCTAACTTCTGATGGTACTGATGCTGCTTGGGCTGCGCCTGCGGCTTCTGGTTTAACTTCGGGTGATGATAGCGCAATCGTTTTAGGTTCACAAATTTTCGGTTAACATAGGAGAACACAATGGCAACATTTACTAAGAAAAAACTGTCGGGTTCTACTGATGGTTTGGCTATCAAGGTTACGGGTACTGGTACTGGTTCGACGGTGACGGTTCATACCGCGTACACGACGGTTACTACTGCTGGTTTGTTTGATGAGATTTGGTTGTATGCAAATAATACTTCTGCTGCGGCTGTGAAACTTACGTTGGAGTGGGGTACTGCTACGGCTGCTGATGGGAATATCGAGTTGTCTATTGCTGCGGAGTCGGGTCTTGTTTTGGTGGTTCCTGGTTTGATTTTGCAGAACACGAAAGTTGTGAAGGCGTTTGCTGCGACTGCTGATGTGATTTTGCTTACTGGCTACGTTAATCAGATTTCGTAGGGTTTAGATTATGCGGTTTGATAACCGTTCACGGGTTAGCACATATCTGAATACTTGGATGCCAACAGGCGACGAAGTTATTACAGCGCAGTATCTTGTTGTCGCTGGTGGTGGCGGTGGTGCTGGTCGTAACGGTGGTGGTGGTGGTGCTGGTGGTTTGCGTAGCACAGTCACGGCAACAGGTGGTGGTGGTACTTTAGAAGCGCCGTTCATTGTCGTTAGCGGTGTGACTTACACGGTTACGGTTGGCGCTGGCGGAAGCGCAGGACCAAATAATCCAAGTTCAGGTCCTGGTGGTACAGGTAATGATTCTTCTATTGCAGGTTCAAACATTACAACTATTACTAGTTTGGGTGGTGGATTTGGCGGTCGCCCTAATGCTGGTGGTAATGGTGGGTCGGGTGGCGGTTCATATCAAGCCGAAGGAATCGGATCAGGTACAGCAAATCAAGGTTTTAATGGTTCGTTAGGTTTTGGTGGTGGAGAAACAAACGGTGCTGGTGGTGGTGCAGGTGCGGCTGCATCGAATTCAACTTCAAGTACGGTGTCGGCATCAGGCGGCGCAGGTCTAGCAGTCAGTATTACAGGCAGTTCAGTAACTTATGCAGGTGGCGGTGGCGGTGGTGTTTTTGGTGGAAACACGCCAGGTTCGGGTGGGTCGGGCGGCGGTGGAAACGGTGGCGCTTCTGCTGGTGGCGCTGGTCAAAACGGTACTGCAAATCTTGGTGGCGGTGGTGGTGGTGCGTCAATTGTATCAGGTAGTGACCCTGATTTTGTTGGCGGTGCAGGTGGTAGCGGTGTAGTCATCATTAACGCAGGCAGGGTTGCTGCATCTACTACTGGTTCACCAACATTGTCGGGAACTATTTATACTTTTACTGCTAGTGGAACGATTACTTTCTAATGTCTAGACCGTTTGCGCCTCGTCTTAGGGTTTCGAGTTATACATCGGGCTGGATGCCAACAGGCGACGAAGTAGACCAATCAATAACGGTTGATTATCTCGTCGTCGCTGGCGGTGGGTCTAGCGCACAATACATTGGTGCTGGTGGTGCTGGCGGTTTGCGTAGCACAGTTACGGCTACTGGTGGCGGTGGAAGTTTAGAAACAGCCTTGACACTTTTGCGTAGCACGAACTATACGGTGACTGTAGGTGCTGGCGGTGCAGCACCAACTGGCGGTGCAGCAAATGGCAACAACGGTTCTAATTCTGTGTTCAGCACAATTACTTCTACAGGTGGTGGTGGTGGCGGTCAAGATTTTGATGCGAGCGGCACACCTGCTAATTCTGGTGGTAGCGGTGGCGGTGGCGGTAAAAAAACAGGTGCAGCCAACGGTGGCGCAGGCACAGCCAATCAGGGTTTCGCTGGCGGTTCAGGTCACCCAATAAATTCGTCAGGTGGTGGCGGTGGTGGTGCTGGTGCGGTAGGTGCAACGGGTGGCGGTGGCGATGATGTTACTGGTGGTGCTGGTGGCGTTGGCGTAAGCGTTTCAATTACGGGCAGTTCAGTTACTTATGCAGGTGGTGGCGGTGGTGCAGCGCTTACAACAGGTGGCTCAGGTGGCTCAGGTGGTGGCGGTAATGGTGGCACCAATTCGGTTGATGGCGTAGCAGGCACAGTCAATACGGGCGGCGGCGGTGGCGGTGGTCGTGGTGCTCGTGGTTTAGCATTTGCAGGCGGTTCAGGTGTAGTTATTTTGCGATACGCAGACACACTTACTATCACTATCGGTGCAGGACTTACTGGCACAGAATCATCTGCGTCAGGTGGATACAAACGAGCAACAATAACCGCAGGCACAGGCAATGTGTCGTGGGCATAGAATAGGAGAATACTTATGGCACATTACGCATTTTTAGACACAAACAACCGAGTCACCGAAGTGATAGTCGGCGTACACGAAACAGAACTCATAGACGGCAAAACACCTGAGGAGTTCTACAGCACATTCCGTAACCAAACCTGTGTACGCACAAGTTACAACGGCAACATACGCAAACAGTACGCAGGTATCGGCTACACCTACGACCCAGTAAACGATGTGTTCATCTGCCCACAACCATACGGCTCATGGACTTTAGATGACAACTTTGATTGGCAACCACCAACACCGATGCCTGCTGACGCTTCAGAAACGAAACGGTACGCATGGTTTGAACCGAACCAAGTGTGGATAGAACTCGTCTAACACGCTGGCTCATACCGCTACCAGCAATCCTGTTTGCGATCTGGCCGACATCGGTTCGAGCCGAAGCACAACCTGGTATCGCAACCACCTACTACACGATTGACGAAATACCGCCGATCCAGTCGGACACCGAATACCTAGTTTGCGGAACAGAGATAGAAAACAACATCAACCGCAACTACGACTACGAACTATACGAAGACTGCACAGGCGACCTGTTCATGGTTCACATGACCGGCTTCATCGACATACCTGAACACGACACGATTGAGTTCATGCTCGCCACAGATGACGGCGGCGAGATGGAGATTGACGGCAACACATTCGGCAACTGGAACGACCAAGGTTGCACATGGATGGAGTCAGGCGAACTCACACTCGAACCTGGAAGCAACGCTTTCAATGTTTGGATGTATGAGCATGGCGGGAACTCGTGCATCATGCTCGCATGGAACATAGATGACGAAGGCTGGGTGATAGTGCCAGATGAGGCGTTCACTCAAGAAGCCACCCTGACAACAACTACTTCTTCTTCAACGACCAGTACAAGTACAACGACAACCACAACAACATCGTCGACAACAACAACGACATCATCTACAGTACCCCCACCCACAGAAAGTTCCACAACCACAGAACCAGTTCAGATAAGCACAACCACATCAGTTGCAGATACCACGACAAGCACCACCACGACAACTGAACCGCCTTATACATCAACTCAAACATCTAGCACTATTCCCACCATTGAGATTCAACCCGTAACCACCGTAAACGAAACCGAAACCATAGTTGTCGTAACTGAGACAACCGAACCCGAAACATTTATAACCGACCCCGAAGAAATAACTGTACCTGACACA